CAATACATAGTAAGCATTACTCGGTGTGCCGGAAAGATTATCGTCCCATGCTTGATAGATCGTACCATTCACCCAGTTATAGCGAGGAATAACAAATGAAACATCAGTTACTTGTTTAATTGACTGTGCAGATAATTTAAAGTTACGAACATCCCGTAAACTATTAACAGGTGCTGGTACAGTTTCCGCACTATCCCATGCTTCCGATCTGCCAATAGCGACATAGTATCTATTAGTAGCTTCAACTACTTCATCATATAATGTATCAAGTAATTGATACTTAAGTTTGTTTGTTACAATTGCAGACATCTCTATTTCCTATTACGTAATCGTAAGATAACCATTAGCACCGCTTGCACCGCCGATCATAAACCAATTTGATCCATCCCAAATACATTGTGCAGCGCCGTTAGCCGCAACGTCGAATGAAGTACCTTGTGCAAAATTAAAAGGAATGACTGTTGCCAATCCTGTATTCTTATTTGTAAAGATTTTAATTTCTCCAACAACTGAGCCGTTTGCTAATGTTGCAGAAATTGCTGTCGATCTATTAAACTGAATAAAGGTTTTCGTTGCGTCAACTGTGCCGGTATTAGTCATAATAGCAGTGTCATATGCCATCTTATTTGTAAAGACTGCGCCATTTCCTTTTGATGTAACACTTAAACTAATATTAGCATCTGAACCTTCAGCACTTAATTCAGGATTATTACTAAATCCTGCATTTTCAATTTTTAAATTGTTAACTGCAGATGTACCAGCTGATGTAGTTAAAAGCGTAGCACCATTAGTATCTTTAATATGAGTATTAATAGTCGGTGTTGTTAATGTAGGAGACGTTAGTGTCTTATTAGTTAATGTGTCAGTTGTATTTCTTCCAACGAGCGTATCAGTACTAGTAGGTAATGTAATAGTACCGGTGTTACTAATAGAACTGATAATAGGTGCAGTTAATGTTTTATTAGTTAATGTGTCGGTAGTGCTAGTACCTACTAAAGTAGTAGTTGCATCAGGAAGTGACACAGTTCTAGCTGCAGTAGGATCAATTACAGTTAAAGTTAACTGATGTGAATCAATAGTGCTACCTTCAAAAATAATTCCGTTAACATCAAAGAGAACACCTTGAGACAAAACATCACTATCATTTCCAAGATGTTGATAGAGCTCCACAAAATTATCATTTATTTTATTAGCGGCAGAACGAAGGGTATCACCTGTACCATCATTCGCTGTAGTACCTGTTGCTAAATTTTGTCTAGACATACTTTAATCCTATAAGAAAATCTTGTTTCTATTTATACTAGAATGACGAATCACTGAGGTACCGAGTAAACATATCGTTATCCAATGTTTCAATAATATTCGAAAGATCAGGTCTACCGGTAATATCACTATCATCAAATGTGAATGAGTTAGGCGTAACAACTTCTGCAATGCTAGCATACATTTTATCAATTTCTGCGGCCGTCATAGTCTGGAAAGCACTAACGAGAGTAAGAAGATCATAGCGATATGTTTTACTATCAGAGTCTACTAATCCGGTTGCTGAAGTAAAGGCTATAGGTATATTAAGAGCTTCTGCTTCAATTACACCAGTAAATGCTGCTGGTATAGATGGCTGCTGGCTATCGATATTTAGATTAGCTTCACCTTCGGTAATCACCTCACCTTCAAAATAAAATCCAGCCGGGTGCACAAACTTTTTATATAAAGTCTCATATTGTGATGTACCTAATCCAACTTTAACAAGGATAGAGAAGATCTGATACTTTGCATTGTTCTGAATAAATTTTGCAGAATCATATCCAATTTTCGAATCACCAACGATAAAGATATCTTTCTTTGGATATTCAACTGTTGCCGGTTGTTGATAGAAAGCCTGGAAAAATTCCTCTAAAGAAAACCGCGAACCCTTATTGCGATAGCTCTCTGCAAATCTTCTCATAGTAAAACGAGGATCTCTAAATAAACCTCCGCCTTGCAGTGATGTAGTTTCATTAATTAAGAGATTAAGATATTCCGTAGGAGTTTCACCAATATCTCGTAATGTATAAAGCTGATGAATTTCACGATCAAATGAATCTTGCTCATCTGAATCTAAGAATTCATAGTAATAATCTAATACTTGAATTAAATCTGGATATTCAGCCGTGAAGTATTCAGGCAAAGCCTCTTTGATACTTCTTTTTTTGAAGTCAATATTTCTACGACCTACATCTTTTAATTTATGTGCCATACTTACAGAGTAGTTTGAGTGTTTTGATAATCAATTTGTGCCAACGCAGTTGACAATTGATCATCAAGTTTAAGAATATAATTACGTAGAGGGCGTACCGTACTTTGATTTGCTGGTACAACAGATAACTTAATATCGGATCCGCCTTCAACTGAAGTAGGATTAAATCCTTCTAATTGCACTACACCAGTATCTGGAGTATATGTGCCGATATTATCAATTTCTACACCGCCATCAGCATTAATAATTTGCAATTTAGTTGAGGATAATTTATTACGAATAAAACAAATACGAGAGTTAAATGTAAATCTGCTACTTGTTACACGATGAAACTCATCATCAGCTGTAGCAATCGCTACAGGAAATGATTGCTTATATGTGTTAGATTGACCGGTGACCGGCGCAAATTTCTGCTGCAGTTTAACATTAATCTTAGTATTTAAAATAGATTCATCTAAGTCATCGATAAGAGATAAAAGATTAGATCTTCTAAACACTTTGTCAAATTTTCCTAGATTATCTGTAAAGTATGTTTTTACTGTTGAAAATACTAGATTCTCTGTAGCCTTTGCTGTTGACGTAGTCAAATCAGGATCAAAATTAAAGATAGTTTCAACTTCAAGAAGAGTTTCAACAGGATCAACATATTTTGTATCGATTGACATAATAGCCATGTTGTCAGTCAGTCGAGTTATAATTTCGCCTTTTATTGTTTCTTGTACTATCGAAGATGTATCATCTTTAAATTTTAAACCGACATAGACTTCACCATATTCTGGTGGATCATTCTCTTCTCCTCCCCATGAAACAACATCATCGAGCACATAGTTATAATTTGCAAGAATTTGTGCAGTATAATCCTGTGCGGTAACTAGTCTTTGTTGTGAAAGGAAAAGTAGTGGAGCATTTGTTCTGATAGATTCTAATTCTTCTTTTTGGGAACCATCTGCAGATGCCGCCTCTGTCGTTACAGTTAAAGGGTAATCATCACCATTAACAGCAACGTCTGCGGTAGCAGTAAATACTTCTGCAGAATTAGCTAATTCACCAGAGCTTGACAAGTATGATATGACAATCTTATTTCCTGCCGCGGGTGCTTTACCAATTGTAAAACCATCACTAAAAATAATTTCATAATTACCATTAGGTACTTCTTTAATCTGATAGTGTTTAGAATCTTCATCAATACGAATAGCAGTATTTACATTAGTATAAGTTTCAAATGTAGAGCTGGACGATGTATCAAATACTCTTACAAAAAGTGAAGATGTATCCATTGTTGTATCAGGAATAACATAAACTGCTTGTTCTAATTTTTCTCCGACTAAAAATGTTTTTGTTCTTTCTTCACCTTCGTATACCGGTATCGATGTATCTGCCGTTGACGTTTTAAATTCATAGACACCACTACCATTATCTAGTCCAGTATAAGCTTCGAGAGTTCTAAACGTATATGATACACCAGAAGCCGTAGCAGAAAATGAAGTGCCACGTGGAAGAGTAATATTAGTTGGTCTGTTAGGATCGGAAATAATAACTGAAAGATTAAGAAAGGCTCTTGCTGATGTTACAGATAATGGCACATAGCCAAGCATTTCAGCATGTGATACAACCGAAGATCTTAATTGCGCTGTATTAAGAAATGACTCATTGAGAGCAAAGTTTGCTGTTAAACCATTAAGGTGTGTATTATATGCCAACACATCAAGAATGTTAGAAAGACCACTGGCTTCAAAATCATAGTCAGCAAACTCTGTCTTTGATTTAAGATAATCTTTCAGTCTTGTCTTGATTGTATTAAAATCAAGATCAGATGATTTAATTGTAGTGGCCATTTATCTTAACCTCGTAATATTTAATTCAACAGTATCTTCTTCGTTTGTACTGAGAATTCTAAATGTAACAGTTGCTGTAACAGAATGATAGTCGCCATTTATTCTTAATTCAACATTAACAACTCTAGCTCTTGGTTCAAATTGATCTACTTTTTGTATAATTCTTTCTTCGAGTAAGTCAGCATCAAATTCTGTATCTAAATTAAAAAGAAAATTATTTAAGTTAGCGCCGAAATTAGGAGAAAATGGTTTCTCTGTACTATTTGTTAAAAGAAGATTTTTAACTGATTGCTTAACAGCTGCAGCATCTTGTTTTTTATATACATCACCATCCGGTCTCTTCGCAAACGAAAGGTCTATATCTTTGTAGATACGTTTTCTGGCAACTACAAGAGTATTTGAGTTGAGGTTACCGTCTTCTATTGCAAATGATCTTACTGGCATAACTTATCTATTTATTAATAAACTGCGACTGTTTCTTCTTCTGCTTTTGCTTTAATTTCAATCAATTCATTCGTACCTTGTACAAAATTATTAAAACGTGTTTCAATTTTATTTGTAAAATTTACATTCCAGCCAGATGTTATTTCAGGCATGCACAATATAATTTGAGCATTAATAGATCCATCTGGATTATATGTGTCATAATCTAAAATAAGCTTTTCAAATCTTAAGTTATCTTTCCAAAATGCTGCAAGATCAAAGGTTGTTTCTAAATTAATATTACCATTTAAATCTAACAGTTCATATACAACAGCCTGACCTTTTGTCATTTTGTAATTAATACTATTTACGTCAAGTACTTCATTAGGAGATTTACGATATAATCCTTCGGCTACAATTAATCTAAAGTTGGCAAATTCACCTCTATGTGTATCGATAGTACGCATCGCTTGAGCATGCATATAAAGATGTTTAGCGATATCAAGTTTCTCTTCTTCTGTTGCAATATGTGCTAATGTTACTTGATCTCCATACCCACCTAAAAACTTAGCAAGTGTAATACCAGGTGCTAGTTTAATACGAGACGTAATTTTAGGTTGTAATTCCGGATTATACTGTGCTTCAGGCAAATAAATCATATCTTAAATCTCGCTAATTGTCCATCTGATTGACCTATAGTATCAGCACCTCTTCTTGCTTTTGGTTCTGGTCCAACTGTTCTACCAATTGCAGGCGGAATTTGATTAATATATGTAGGAGATAATTTGCCTTCCGCAATTTGCGAGCCAACAAATGATTTATTTGTAGCAGTATTTGGGTCTCTCATTTTTGATCTAATTTCTGCTGTTGCTAGTTTACGATCAGAAACTCCACCATAATCATCGTTCTTATTTAGCTGTTTTTTCATTACATCATTTTGATCGATATTGACCAATCGTACACCTTTACTTGACTTTGTAAGATAGTCTGTCATAATTGTAGGTGTTGGTAATACTGTTGCTGTTGGATCTACTGATGTTGCAGACTGACTAGCGGCTGATCCGGCGGATCCTCCTGCACCGAGAGCACCGGCAGTACCAGCTCTACCTGCTTGTGTGGCAGTTGATGCATTACCAGTTAACGATCCAACAAATTCAGTTGCTTCAGTTCTACCTGTGTATGCAGTAGAGGTCGTAATGGTATCAGTTGCAACTAATGAATGACCTGTATAATGATTATAATCA